ACTTATAACTCATTAGCCTTTATAATAGGGCCGTACGATATACGTGCGGCCTTATTTTATGATTATAAATAAGATATACACATTATGGAGGAACTATGTTTGAATCATTTCATAAACTTATGAAGTCAGGCAGAATCCACAAAATTTGGAACAAACTGGAGAAAAGCAATGTTCGGAAGAAACAAGCAAGAAATAGACGTAGATCAACTCAAGGAAACTCTTAAAGTAGATGAAGGAGTGGTCTATGAGATTTATAACGACCACCTTGGTTATCCTACATTCGGTATCGGGCACCTTGTCCTCGAAGGAGACCCAGAACATGGGGCTGCTGTTGGCACGCCGGTCTCAGAAGATAGAGTTGATGAGTGCTTCGAAAAAGATGTAGAATCAGTTATAAGTGATTGCAAGAAACTTCACGAAGGTTGGGACGGCTATCCTCAAGAAGTAAAACAGATAGTCGCTAATATGATGTTTAATATGGGCTTAACCAGATTAAGCAAGTTTAGTAAACACAACGCAGCACTCCAATCAGGTGATTGGAAAACAGCTGCTGTTGAGGGTAGAGACTCTCGTTGGTATAACCAGGTAACCAACAGAGCAGAACGGTTAATGACCAGGTTAGAGAATGTCTGATATGCTATTACAAGCACTTAAGAAAAAATTAGAAGGTGATGTGGCTGTAGCTAAAGCAAATGTTTTAGTATACAAAGAACAGTCAGTTGGTATTGGTGAACATCCAGAAATAGTACAAGCTATAGAAATGGAAGTAGCTAAGATGGCTGAAGCTCAAGATAAATTAGATACAGTCAATCAACTTCTTAACCAAAAAGAATTTATACAAGATTAAATTATGTTAAAGTGGCTAAACGGTGACGTTAGCGACAAAGGTAAAATTGGTATAACATTTGGTTGTATGGATTTGTTACATGCAGGTCATGTAGCAATGTTAGCAGAAGCCAAACAAAACTGTGATTACCTTATTGTCGGATTACAAAATGATCCCTCAGTTGATAGACCTGAGAAAAACAAGCCAATTCAATCTATCTTTGAAAGACAACTTCAAATCACTGCATGTCGATTTGTAGATGAAGTTGTTGTCTACAATACTGAAGATGATGTCTTAGATATACTTAAGACTCTACCTATTGACGTTCGTGTAATAGGATCCGATTATATGGAAAAAGACTTTACAGGCAAACAATATTGTGTTGACAACAATATAGAGATTGTGTATAATAGTAGAGATCATTCATTCAGTACGAGTGGACTAAGAGATAGAGTGAAGAAAGCATGAAGTTTTATACAAGTATACAACAATACAATAACGTAATCCTTGAAAGATATATCGAGGATGGTGTACATAAACAAAGAGAAGTTCCATATCAACCTACACTATTTGTTCCAACAGTTAAACAATCTCCATTCAAAACCATTACTGGAGAAGTAGTTGAACCAAGAGGATTCAACAGTATCAAAGAAGCAAGAGACTTCATTCAAGCAAGAGATAAAGTATCTAACGAACCAGTATATGGTATGCAACAGTTTGCATATGCATACATTAATGAAGAATATCAAAAGAGAGACTTTGACTTCAATCAACTTAACATTCTAAACTTTGATATTGAGACTAGATCCGACGAAGGTTTTCCAAACATACAAACAGCTAATATGGATATATTATCCATAGCTGTAAGATGTAATGGTCAAAGTTATATACTTGGTTGTGGAGATTACAAAACAAGTGGTGATGACATTTACATTAAGTGTGCTAGTGAAGCTGACTTACTTCATAAATTTATTCAACTATGGAAAGACTTAGATCCAGATATAGTAACTGGCTGGAATATAGAAACTTTTGATATTCCTTATGTATGTAATAGAATCAAACGAATACTATCTACAGAAGCTGTAAATGAATTATCTCCATTTGGATTAGTTAAAGATAGATTCTTTGGTAGACCAACTGAAGGAGAAGAACCAGAAGCAAAAGAAATATATGGTGTGACTATATTTGACTATCTAAGTTTATACAGAAAGTTTACTTATATCCAACAAGAAAGTTATGCATTGGATTATATTGGTGAAGCTGAACTTGGTCAAAAGAAACTTGACTATTCTGAATATGGAACACTAAACGAACTATACAAAAATGACTATCAAAAATTCTTAGACTATAACATTCGAGATGTTGTTTTAGTTGAGAAGTTAGATGATAAGATGAGACTACTTGAGCAAGCATGTACTATTGCTTATGATGCTGGAGTGAACTTGATTGACTCACTTACATCTGTGCGTATGTGGGATATCATTATACACAACTTCTTGATGGAAAAAAATATTGTTGTACCACCTAAACAATTTGGAGAGAAAGAGAATCAAGTGGAAGGTGCTTATGTAAAAGATCCACAAGTTGGATTACATAACTGGGTTGTATCATTTGACTTAAACAGTCTATATCCTCATTTGATTATGCAATACAATATTTCACCAGAAACATATGTAAGACATATTGGTCAAAGACCAACTGCTGATGAGATTATTGCTGGTCTATATGATAATGAAAACATAAAAGAGTTTATGAAAAAACATAATGTATCTGTTTGTGGTTCTGGTGCAATGTATACAAAAGACTTCCAAGGTTTTTTACCTAAGTTGATGGAAACTATGTACAATAGTAGAGTTGAATGGAAGACTAGAATGATTGAAGCTCAAAAGAAATATCAAAAAAACAAGACTAAGGAATTAGAGTATGAAATTGCTAAATGTAATAACATGCAAATGGCTAAAAAGATACAACTTAATTCAGCATATGGTGCTCTTGGTAATCAATACTTTAGGTTTTTTGATACTAAGTATGCTGAGTCTATTACTCTTAGTGGTCAGTTATCTATCAAATGGATGGAAGTTAAGATCAATCAATTCCTCAACAAAAAACTCAATACACAAGAAGAAGATTATGTGGTTGCAGTTGATACAGATTCGTTATATGTTGTTCTTGATAACCTTGTTGAACAATCTGGTATTGATACAAGCGACACTGACAAAGTCATTGACTTTTTGGATAAAGTTGCACGTGAGGTTCTTGAACCGTTCATTGACAAAGGTTATAGAGAACTTGCAAACTATGTAAGTGCTTTTGAACAGAAAATGGTAATGAAAAGAGAGTGTATAGCTGATAAAGGAATATGGACTGGTAAAAAACATTACATCTTAAATGTATACGATAACGAAGGAGTGAGATATAAAAATCCTAAACTTAAGATGATGGGTATTGAATCTGTAAGATCAAGTACTCCAGGTGTTGTAAGGAAAGCAATCAAAGAAGCTCTTGATGTATTGATGAAAGATGGTGAAATGGCATTGAGAGAATATGTAAATGACTTTGAAACTCTATTCAGACAAATGCCATTTGAAGATGTAGCATTTCCAAGAGGATGTAGATATATAAACAAATGGTCTAGTGCTAGTGACATCTACAAGAAAGGAACACCTATTCATGTAAGAGGTTCATTACTATACAATAAAGTTATCAAAGATAAAAAACTAAACAAGAAATACAATGAAATACACGAAGGAGATAAGATTAAGTTTTGTTATATGAAACTTCCTAATCCTATGAGAGAGAATGTATTTGCTGTTCCTAATGTACTTCCACAAGAACTTGGTATGGAAAATTACATAGATTACGACAAACAATTTGAGAAATCTTTCAAAGAACCTCTTAATCATATCACTGAAGCAATCGGTTGGAGCATAGACAAACAGGCAACTCTCGATCAATTCTTTGTATAAATAGTATACCACGGAGAAAATATGGCAAGTAAAAATAACATAGACTTGAGTAATTTTGATTTTGGATTTAGTGTTGTTGATGAAGATGAATTAGCAGTAGTACAATCTGTTAAGTCTGAAGTATCAGAAGCATCATCAACTGCTGCTCTATGGCAAGCACAAGCAGAGGAATGGAAAGCTAAAACAAATGCAATCTATGATGCTGTGATTCCATTATTAAATAACTTACAAGCAAACGAAGATAAAGAGTATATCTACTGGCCAAATAGATCAGTTAAGATAGACTCATTCAAATTAAAATTACAACAACTTTTAAATGATTAATTATCTAGC